AATCAAAGGCACTAAATTCGAAGGCGTTTTTTAATTGCTTCTTGATTTAAACTAATCTATATAACTGCTATGACCATCAGAGGTGATAGCACAGAATACGAACTACTTAAAAAGTGGTGTGAGACATTACCCTTTTTTACAGAACCTAAATCAGTTACCACATGTGAGATTGGTGTAAGAGAAGGTTTAGGATCTAAGGTTATAATGTTAGGTCTCAAAGCTAGAATAGGAAAAATACCTTATCAGCATATTGGAATTGATCCCTACGGTAATTTAAAATACCAACATTACGATAATTCTGGAGAATACACAGCAGATTACACAGACTCCATGAGATTAGAAATGCAAAAAGATTTTTCTGATCATAATGAATTTACTTTCTTTCATATGAAAGATATTGACTACATGAATTACTTTGCAACACAGCCGTTAGTATATGACCTGGTGCATTTCGATGGTCCTCACATGACTAAAGATGTTATTAGAGAAGCTGTGTGGTTTGCAGATAGATCTAGAAAAGGAACTAGATTTATTTTTGATGATTATAAAAAATATGGAATGGAAGATATATCCAAAGCACTTGTATATTTTGGATTTAATATTCTAGAGTCTGGAGAAAACAAAATTATGTTACAAAGGTTAAAATAGTGGATATTGATACAATATCACTTGTTCAGAAAAAAATTAAATTAGAAATCGAGAAACTAAAATCATACGCTATATATAGTGTTGACACTATGGAGAAACTACAATATGTTAGGGGTCAAATCAGATCATTAGAAGATCTGCAACAGAGTCTTAAAGACCTGCTGTCAACAACGGAGTATGAAGATGAAGTCCACGGAGACACCGAAACGGACTGAAGCTCTTCTTGATGCCTATAAGGCAAAAGATGAAGTAGAAACAGTCCTTGATCCAAAAGCGATCGACAAATCAACATTAGATAAATTACCAACACCAACTGGATACAGACTTTTAGTTCTGCCTTTTGCAGGACCAAAGAAAACCAAAGGTGGTTTGTGGTTATCTGATACAACGCAAGAAACAATACAAATGACTACAGTGTGTGGTCTTGTGCTTAAAATGGGAGACCTTTGTTATCACGACAAAGAAAAATTTCCTAAAGGGCCTTGGTGCAAACTAAATGAATGGATAATTTTTAGTAGGTACGCAGGTTCAAGATTCAAAATAGACGGAGGAGAAGTTAGAGTTTTAAATGATGATGAAGTCATTTCAACTATAAGCGACCCCAACGATATTTTGCACCATTATTAAGGAGGATTAAATGGCTGAAGAAAACAATCAAGCATCTGTTGAAATAGATACAGATGGAGTAAATGAAGAAACAATTAACGTAGAAACACCTCAAGAGGATACAACTGCTTTTGAAAAAAAAGAAGATGTTGATCTTGGGTATACAGATGTATCAAATCAAAAAACTGCTAAAGAACTTTTGAATGAGGCTAAAGCATCTGAAGAAGTTGAACCAAAAGAAACAAAACCTAAATTTGAACAAAGACACGAAGAAACAGATTCGGAATATGCTGACTTAGAAGGCTATTCTGAAAAAGTTCAAAAAAGGATTAAGAAATTAACTTTTCAAATAAAAGAAGCTGAGCGAAAAGAAAGAGCAGCGCTTGATTATGCGAAAGGTTTAAAAAACAAATATGATAATGTTCAAAATCAGTTTGAAGAAACTGATACTAATTATCTAAAAGAATATAATGCAAGAATTGATGCTGAAAGAGATAAAGCAAAAGCTGCATTAAAATCTGCTTATGACTCACAGGATACTGATGCAATTACAGAAGCTCAGGATACTTTGACTAAATTAGCAGTTGAAAAAGAAAAAGTTTCAATGACTCTACAGGACAAAGAGTCAAGGAAAAAAGAAGTAGAATCACAACCTGTTCAAGACTCACAGGCTCCACAACCTCAAATTAGCTATAAAGCACAGCAATGGGCTGAAGATAATAATTGGTTTGGATCTGATAGAGTTATGACTTCTGCAGCTATGGGAATACATGAAGACCTGTTGCAGGAGGGGATTGAATCTGAGAGTGATGAATACTATAATCAAATCAACAAACGTATGAAGGAGTATTTCCCTCAGAAATTTGCTCAATCTTCTGCTGAAGAAACAACTAAAGCTGCACCCGTCCAGAATGTAGCTTCTGTTAGTAGAAGATCAGGTGGACGCAAGTCTGTGAAACTCACCAAATCACAGGTAGTTATCGCTAAGAAATTAGGGGTGCCACTAGAGGAATACGCAAAATACGTGAAGGAAGGAGCTTAAAATGGAAAACTACAAAACTTCACGCGGGTCTAGTACGAGAGAAAAATCAACTCGTAAAAAAGATTGGACTCCACCATCCAGTTTGGATGCGCCAGCTGCACCGCATGGTTATGCACACAGATGGATAAGAACTTCAACTGCAGGATTCGAAGATCCAGGTAATGTATCTAAGAAACTGAGAGAAGGTTGGGAATTCGTTAAAGCCGAAACTATTTTAAGTGAGATCGGTGAAAATGACTACCCTGTTATCCATGAAGGAAAACACGCTGGTTTAATCGGAATTGGTGGCCTTGTGTTGGCAAGGATACCGGAGGAGATTTTGAAACAACGCGCTGAGTATTTTAGAAAAATTACTCAAGACAGAACGGACGCGATTGATAGGGATCTTATGAAGGAGCAACACCCGGACATGCCCATTAATATTAATAGGCAGTCTAGAGTTACCTTTGGTGGTAGTCGTAAAAAATAATTTTTTTGCATTACCTACCCGATGTAGCTTGGATAATATAAACATAATAGGAGAAAACAACTATGGCAAACGTAAGTGAAAAGTTCGGTCTAAGACCGTACAGAAAACTAGACGGAACACCATTAGTAGGAGCTCAAAACAGATACACAATTGCTAGTAACTATGGCACTGCAATTTTCCAAGGCGATTTGGTTGTACCAACTGCTGCAGGAAATATTGAAAGACATACTGCTGGTACTAGTGCTGCTGTTGTGGGCGTTTTTAACGGAGTGTTTTATACAGATCCAACTACTCAAAAGCCGACATACAAAAACTACTACCCTGGTTCAGTGGTATCGAGCGACATTACTGCGTTCGTTGTTGATGATCCAGATGCTGTGTTTTTAATGGATGCTGATGAGGCTTTCACAAGAGCTGATCTGTATGCTAACTACTCTGTTACTAACACTACAGGTGTAACACAAACAGGAATATCAAAAGTACAATTAGATGTATCTGCTACAGGTACTGCATCTACATTTGTTGTACAAGCAATTGACATTTCACAGGACCCAGATAATTCTGATACTGCGACTTCAAATGCTAACATTCTTGTTAGAATCAACAATCACTTCTACAGAAGTGGTACAGGTATATAGGATAAAGGAGAATAACTATGGCCATTTCACGATCACAACTAGTTAAAGAACTAGAGCCAGGTTTGAATGCTTTATTCGGCCTGGAATATAGTAGATATGAAAATCAGCATGCTGAAATTTATACTACTGAAACATCTGACAGAGCTTTTGAAGAAGAAGTAATGTTAAGCGGTTTCGCTTCTGCACCAACTAAACAAGAAGGTGCTGGAGTAGTGTTCGATCAAGCAGGTGAAACTTTCACAGCTAGATACAACCACGAAACAATTGCTTTAGCATTTGCTATCACTGAAGAAGCGATCGAAGATAACCTATACGATAGACTTGCGGGCAGATACACAAGAGCTCTTGCAAGATCTATGGCAAATACGAAGCAAGTTAAAGCTGCAAACGTATTGAACAACGCGCAAGTAACAACTGTTACTGGTGGTGATGGAGTATCATTAATTAATGCTGCACACCCATTAGCAACTGGTGGTACTTTCTCAAATGTTCTTGCAGTAGCTGCAGACCTTAACGAAACTTCACTTGAGCAATCATTGATTGACATTGCAGGATTTGTAGACGAAAGAGGTCTAAAAATTGCTGCCTCAGGTAGAAAAATGATAATTCCAAAAGAATTACAATTTACTGCTGAGAGAATCATGAAGTCTCCAATGAGAGTTGGAACTGCTGATAATGACATCAATGCCATCGGTTCAATGGGTATGGTACCAGAAGGTTACAGAGTTAATAACTTTTTAACTGACACTGATTCATACTTCTTGATGACTGACGTGCCTAACGGAATGAAAATGTTCGTTAGATCGCCAATCAAAACAGCGATGGAAGGTGACTTCGATACTGGTAACATGAGATTTAAAGCTAGAGAAAGATATTCTTTTGGATTCTCTGATCCAAGATGTATTTTTGGTAACGGAAACTTACCAACTAGTTAATAAATACTAACAGTATTTACAGGAAGGGGCGGTGTTTTACATCGCCCCTTTTTTTATGTATAATAAAAAGACCTAGATTAATTAATTTGTTATGTAGACTGGCTAGGCAGACGGTATAGAGACTACATGGCGAAGGCTATACACAAAGGAGAATATTATGGCAAATACAACATTTATTTCTAACGTTAGATCTAACGGAGGAGACAACAAAAGAGAAACTTACGCAGGTTCTGTTTGCTTACAGGCTCAATTTTATTTTGATCCAACTGCAGCTCAAGGAACTGATGTACAAGTATCATCAACTGATACAAGAAAAGTAGTTCTTCCACAGAACTCAGTAATCACTGGTATCACTTTCAATGGTGATGCAACTGGTGGTACAGATCCAACAATCGATATGGGTTATACTGATTTTGATGGTGGTACAAACTTTGTTGATGTAGACGGGTTATTAAATGAAGCAAATGCAGATGCAGGTGCAGTTGTAACTGTGTGGGGTGGAGACTCTACTGCAGGTGCAGCACTTGGAGATGTTGATCTTCCGGCAACTGAAAGAATTAAAATTGTTGGTGGACAAGGTGCTTCAGCAGCAACAGGTGGAACAATTACTGGTATCATTCACTACTATGTGAAAGATAACGGTAGTATATCTAACTAATAATTAAATAGTGGCTCCTTCGGGAGCCACAAATTAAGGAGAAAATTATGTCAGGCGGAGGAAGTTTTAGTTCAGACCAACGAGTTCTTAACATGACTACGGTAGGTGCAGATACATTAGCAAAAACTGGAAGAATGAGAATTACTTCTATTCAAGGTGAAGGTATTTCAGGTTCAACAATTATTTTTTATGATTCAGCTGATGCATCATCACCTGGAACTGCAGTTGCTACATACAATTTTAACACAGAAGGTTTAGAAGTTTATGTACCAGGTTCCGGTATTCTTTTTAAAGAAGGACTTGTTTATAATCTTGCAGGTGCTGGTGGAAGTATAACTATTACATATACAGGCTAAATTGAATAAAGCAGGTTTAAAAATTTTAGGGTTTAAAAGAGGGGCTGACGTACAGCCCCCTAAAACCAAAAAGTATTTTAGAAAAACTGAATCTGGTGCAGGCATGACAAAAGCAGGTGTTGCAAGATACCGAAGAGAAAATCCAGGATCAAAATTAAAAACCGCCGTAACTGGCAAAGTAAAAGCAGGATCAAAAGCTGCAAAGAGACGTAAGTCTTTTTGTGCAAGATCAGCAGGGCAAATGAAGAAGTTTCCTAAAGCTGCAGCAGATCCAAATTCAAGATTAAGGCAAGCTAGAAGACGTTGGAAATGTTAGTCAATGGCCTACTTGAATGCTGATATACCACCTATATACTGCAAAATAAGAAAGGAATATTTATATGATCTTAAAAAACATCAAGGAGAGTCTGTTGACTGTTGTATCTTTAGTGTGGTCTCTATTACAGATCGCGCACTCTTATTTAACATTATGCTACCAAACGGTGCGTGTTTTTGGAGACTGCCTATATCAGCGTTTTTTCAAGAAAAATTTGATAGAGCCGAAGTGCCTGATATGCCAATCGACCAGCTTCAATTGTGGAATTGTTTTAGTTATTATCCTAGTGTTCATTGCTTTAGTTTCCTAAGAGGTAAACGAGGTAAATATTATGGAAAAGATAAAAAAAATTATCCATTCGAATATTTATTTACAATTGATTGGGGTCATCCAGAAAGTAATATCTTGGATACAGAACATTCTGAAATTCCTGCTGAACATAAGTGCGCACATATATTGGCTCTTGATGACGGCAATTATGCAGCTCAGCCTAATAACCGTATTTTGTGGGATGCTCCTAACTACACTGTTGGTGATGGGGTTCCAGACTATTCGGTTCAAACTACAAAATGGAATGTTGAAAATAAAGATTGGCTTACAGAAGATAGTAACAAAATGTTTTATGAAATAGATAAAAATGATTGATAAATTTATATATAATTTTTTTGGCGCACTAGACAAAGCAGCAGGATGGATTGATAATATATTATTTAATAAAAAGAAGAAAAAAAATGAAAAAAAGTTGTAAACAATGTAAAAAAGAATTTGAACAAAAAGATGAACTAGATCTTTTCTGTAGCCAAGATTGTAAAGAAGAAGCACTAGCGGCACTAGATTCAGATTCAGATGAGTGTTTATCATGTCAGTAATAGAGGTGGACAGGATGAACTATTATTTTACAGGTGCTTTAATCATAGCTTTTGTTTTAATAGCTCTTTTTTTACAACCAGGATATATACCTAAATGAGTAACAAACCATTAAACATCGGAGAAGAAGCAAGGGTACAGATGCCGATGAAAACGGTAGCTAGCCTAATCGTGCTAGTCGCAATGGGCGTCTTCGCTTATACGGAGCTAACTGCGAGGTTAGTATCGTTAGAAACATCACGTGAGTTGTTTCAAAATGACTTGCTTAAAAAAAGTGAACAAGTGCCCGTAGACCAAGAGCAAATATTTTTAATTGAGGATCTTTATAAATCTGTTGAGAAAATGGAACAGACTCAAGAAATGAATATGACTAACAAAGTTAATATAGAATTTTTAAGAGAACAGTTAGATAAAGCATTAGCTGATATTGAAGAATTAAAAGACAAAGTTAGAGCAAACGGAGGTCATTAATGGAGTTGATTATAGCTTTACTTATGATTGTCAACGGAGAGATTAAAGAACACAGAATCCAAGAGTCTATGTCGGATTGTTTAAAAGGTAAAAGAGTTGCAACGAGAACAAATAAAAATAATAATATTCAGTATCAGTGTATAAAGTCGATGGCTGAGTTAGAGTCGAATATCGATGGTAGTAAATCAATCAAAAAATTAATATTGGAGTAATAATGGAATTAACACGTAATTTTAGTTTACAAGAATTAATTAAATCAGATACAGCCATTAGGTTGGATATAAATAATAATCCAAACTCAGGTCAGATAGAAAAATTAAAAGCATTATGTGAAAATATACTGCAACCGGTACGTGACCATTTTGGCAGAGTAAAGGTAACGTCAGGGTTCCGTAGCGAGCAGCTTTGCCTAAAAATCGGCAGCTCAGTTAATAGCCAACATGCAAAAGCTGAGGCTGCAGACTTCGAATGTATTGGTGTGGACAACGCTGAGTTAGCTGACTGGATTAACAAGAACCTTCCGTATGACCAGCTCATTCTTGAGTTCTACACTCCAGGTGAACCTAACAGCGGATGGATTCATTGTAGCTATACACCTGACCAACCAAGAAAACAGTTCTTGCATGCATATAAATCTGAGGGTAAAACAAAGTATAAACCAGTTATAGGAAAGGCAAAGGATTTAGCATGACAATAGGAAGATCGCAGATATCAAAACAAGTTGAGGGTAAACTACGTGGTGCAAGAGACGAAAAAGAAAAAAAGAAAAAAGTTAAACTTGCTATCAAACGTAAGAAAAACCCACTAGCCAAGACATTTACTGCCTAGTCAAAAAATGTTATAATCTTGCATGACTAAATTATGTGCAAGAGGCAAATCAGCTGCCAAAAGAAAATTCAAAGTTTACCCCTCTGCATACGCTAATGCTTATGCATCTAAAATATGTGCAGGCAAAATTAAAGATCCATCAGGTACAAAAAGAAAAGATTGGGGACCAAAGAAAGCTAATAAAGGTTTAGCAGTCGAAACTCTTAAAAAAGATGTTCAGAAAATAATAGATAATTTTCCAAAAGAAAAAAAATATAATTATAAAAAACCAAAAAAGAAACCATATTCAATTAAAGAACCTTCTGATTCAATGAAAGTTGACACTACTACTAAACTCATGTGTGGAGGCGAGGTTCGTGGAACAGGAGCAGCGATCAGAGGCAAAGGTTTCAAAGGCGTATTCTAATGAGTCTTAAAAAATGGTTTAATGAAAAATGGGTTGATATAGGATCACCTAAAAAAGGTGGAGGATACAAAGAATGTGGAAGAAAATCTGCAAGTG